CGAGGGCACTCTGTTGCGTCCACGTGATAGCGTCCAGGGAAATCCAGGTGCTTATCGCACTGGTATTCGCCCAGGCTACATTGGCCACCCACACGGAGCCGAGTATGGACGAGTGCCAGGTTATTCCTGCTAGCGTGTATTGCGATGTACCCGGCCCTATGTTCATAGCAGAAGGGAAGGTTCGGGTTATGAAGGTGTGCCCGTCCGTGGTCGTAACGTACGACATATCAACGCTGCTAGCGAATATGGCCGTGGTGCCATTGCTCCGAGCCATGACTTGTGTGCTGGCCACGTTTCTAAAAGCCACGACAGAGGGCGTCGCGAGACCCGACAGGACAGACCAACCGCTGGAACTGCCCATAGCGTACAGCATTGGCCAGCCCGGCACATATACCATCTCCGCACACGTGACAGACGTTACAAGGGTGACCGTGTAAGCGTGGGTCAGGCCGGTACCAGCAGGCCCGAAGTAGAAGACTTCGGCCGTGCCCGCCGAGCCGGGCGAGCCCGTGCTGATGACGGCGTATGCCCCCGGGTGCTCCGAATTGTAGGACAGAGCCATAGGTTGCGTCGTGCCGTAGGTTGAGCCCGTGATGGGCGCGCTGTTATTGGATGCCGTGCCGGGGTTCCAAAGAGCCTGGAAGGCCGTGGCTCCTCCGCCTGTCGGGTTAGTGCCTAGGAGCCAAACACCTTGCAGGGAATCGTACCAGGCACCGCTGTAGTAACCCGTGGTGGGGAGCGGGCTTTGCCAAGTCAAGGGGCTGCTGTTCTGCGCAAAGGTGTCGCGCTCGTTCAGCAAGTAGTCGAAGGTCTGCGCCGTAGCCGGCGTACCTCGGATGAACTGATTAGCGGTGGGGACCACTTTCGTTGCCGTACCGACATCCGGGCCGGAAGGATAGTTGACCGCAGAAGACCACGGGAAAGTCACGGAAAGCATTACTCGTCTCCTTCAAAAAAGATGTTGTTTCCCCATAGGCAACCCCATTTGAAGGGGGCCGCGCTTAGGCGTAACCACAATGCGCGTAAGTAGGCTGTCATCTTACCTCTTCGGATGCGAGCGTCGTCGCAGCGTCCCAAGTGTTACCCCAGATCAGTACGTCGTCTCCGGGGCTGGAAACTATTATGTGGGCGTCGGCGCCGCCGTCCCGAGCCAGCGGTATGTATTGGAAAAGCGCCGCAATGTCCGCGTCCGGTATTCCGAGGGCCGTGATCAAGAAGGTCTGGTCCGGCGCCTCGGAGTATACGAAGGTGTACCCCCCGGGCGTCAAGATAGCGATAGCAGCGGCGATTATGTCCGATACCAAACCTCGGGAATTATTCACCAAAACGCGGAGCCGCAGGGCGGGCAGATAATCCCCGTCGCTTCGACCCTGCCGCGATTCCCCTACGATTAGACCGTACTTGTCGAGCACGTCCCAAGGACCCCCAGGCATGGGGTGATTGGCCAGGTTGATGCCGTTCAGGATAGACCAGATCTGCGACTCCAAGACCTGAAAGCGGTTCGAGAAGGCCGTCACAAGGGCCGAGATTCCGGGCTTATTCGCGTAGGCTGACGTCAGCAGCGCCGTGCCGCCCGTGGCGATGTCGAAGTTCTGAGCGGGGATCATGTTCCGTTCACTAGGATACCGCTTAGGATTGCGATCTGCGTCGGGCTCATGGCGATGTTACCCGTAGTTACCGGCGCGGGCGCGAGACCGATGCCGTAGGTGGGAATATCGACAAGACCTGCTACGCCATTTAGCACACTGGCCAGTAGCGGAATAACCTTCACGGTCGTCCCGAAGGTCCACGTCTGCTCCGTGAAGGTCGTCAGCTCGGTCACAATAGCCGCGCGCTGCGCCGTGGTGACGGGGTTGGGCGTTGTGTTCAGCGACACGTAGACAGGTACCGCCGTCCCCACGTCGAAGTATATGGTATAGTTATTGCCTAAGGCATCCGTGGCCACGCCCGACAAGGCCCCGTAGGTGCCAACGCCGGCGCCCTTGTGCGACCATATCGCTTGGGCTATGATGTTTGCTAGGGTCGGCGATGGCGTTATGTTTGACGCCCCGGCCCAGTAGACCACGTGGATGCTATGCGGAGGCACGCCGTTTGCGTCCGAGGCGTACGACGTGTTCTCGTAGCACCACGCGCCTGCTGGCGATCCCCCGGCGTAAGGCGTCACCGCGGCCAGAACAGCGGCTTGGATTGCTGCGGTAGTGCCGAACTGTTCGCCCCCGAGCTCTTCGAGTCGCCGAGTCCGAAGCGTGGTGTCTGTATCCGCGTTTTGACCTTGCGCGGCATTCGCCGTAGTTACGCAAGCGGACCAGCCTGTAATCGTAGGCGAAATGACCATGCTCGTGCCCGAGGTCACATTCTGAGGCCCCGTAACCGTGGCTAGGAAGGACCCGGGGACGACACCCCCGCCGCTAGGCGCCGTTACGGAGGTGAGCAATTGCCACACATTCGATGTCGGCTGTCCGGGGACCGAGATAGTAGAACCGGCGCCTACCGCGGTCCCTGCGCTTAGCGTGAGGTTGCAAGGGACCGTGGAATACGTGGCGACTTGTGGATAGGTCCCCGTGAGGGAAGCCAGGTTCGCCAGCAAGGCGCCCTCGGCCGCGGCAGGGTTCATCGAATTGTAGACCGTGGCCAAGAGCTCGGTCGAGGCTGCGAACTCCGCGGCGAAGATGCCAATGATTTGCCCTAGCGGTTGATCCGGGTCTACATCCAGGTTCGGATCAATGAGTGCTTGTACCTGGCCGTTGAGGTAGGTAACCTCCTCCATCACCGTAGAGGCTACGAAGCCCGAGGCCGTTAGATTATTGATGCTCATGTCGCTTGCCTCGTGACGATAAAGGGTTGGCCAAGGCCCCCGGAGAGAACGGCGCCGTCATTTGTGATTACCGTGAGCGTGGCCCCGAGCGTGCGCGCGTTCGGTGTGTAGTTCAACTTGATGCTGCTCACGGCTGCCACACCCGGACACTTCTGAGCGATGGTTATGAGCATCGTGCCGATGCTGCTAAGGCTCGGGTTCTTGATTAGAACTTGCGTCACGTACGGGACCCCTAGGCGTCCGTCGATGAACCATTCACCTTGCGCGATAGAGTATAGCGCTGTAAGTTTCTGAGCCGTAACCTGGGCCACGCCGCGGACTATCGACAGATTGCCCGTCGAGAAATCCAGATCGCCAGCGGATGTCATTAGAAAGCAGGACACGGTGAATTTTAGCCTACGCGCATTTTACGGTGGAAGAAGCTACGGGACCGGGGGAATAAGCCGTGGGCGCGCTGAAACCTATCGGGTTACCCGAAGACGTAGTCGTGGCATTGTGTACGGCCGTGCTCAGCGCTGACATGGCCGACGCTATGGCGTTCAATTCCGTTTCTACTTTAGAGGCCAAGGCCACGTAATCGGAGGGCGGGGTCGCGCCCGCCGCTCCAAGCTCTATTCCGGCGGTAGAGACTTTGATCTCCGGCCCACCGTCCCTGCCTATGATAATTTTCGTCGGGTCGAGCGCGGGGTCTGCGAACGCCTGGGAGTCGGGCGCGAACATAGGGATCGCGAACGCCGAGTCAAGGGTGTGCCGCCCCAGGAATACGGGGTCAACGCCTTCCGTGGGCGCGCTGGAGGCCAGACGCCACGAGTCCGCCGATAGGTCGGAGAATATGAGTAGGACGGAATCCCCTACCGACACCGGCACCCACACGAAGAACTTGCCCCCTCGGGCCACGCCGAGCGGTACATCTGCAATCGTCGGGGCTGCTACGGAGTAGGCGTTACCCAAAGGATCGAATAGCACGTCATTGACGGCTACTTGAACATCCACCGTCATCTTCGCCGCGTTCACGGCGGTAACCGTGGCCGGGATGCACTTTCGGATATCGCTCTTCAGAACGTCAGCGTGCGCCCCTAGAATCTCCGGTAACGTGCGAGGTATGGGCATGTCAGTATTTCACCGCCGTAAAGGAGTGGTAGTAGTCCTTGCTGAAGGTGCTACCGTGGGCTCGGATCTTGTCGATACGGTAACCGCCGCCATTGACGAATATGCACGGTGTCAAGCCGCTAGGGTCCCCGGCGCCGACGAAGTTCACTAGGACGCCGGGCGCTAGGCCAGGGGTCAGCAGGACCGTGGCCTCTACGACGCCTTGGGAGTCGGACGTCGGGGAGCCTACCAAGCCCGTGTCCGGGGAAATGTTGAACGCCGTAGTCGTAGTGAGCGCCTTGCCGATGTCCACGAGTTGCAAGACCTCGTCCTGTATCGACCATTCCAGTCCGGCCGATCGACAGATATCGGTCATGCGCTGCGCTGAGTTCCCGTGCAAGGACGACCCGCTTATCAGGATGGCTTCTTTCCCGGCCAAAGCAGCCGTCAAGTCTCCTGTCGTCACACCCAGGATAGGGGCCAACGTGCTAATCGCGGACGACAGAGACACCCGAGGGCCTTGCGGGACGCTGATGAAGGACGACGTCGTCACTTTTTTCGTGGCGGACACTATCCCGGGCTTTGCTACCGTGTTTTCCGATTCCAGTGTGGTGACGAAGTCCGTGTCGCCCTCTCGGGAAGAGTGCGCGGATCGAATCCCGCCATAGTAAATCTGAGCCGTATTGCCCTTGTAGCCGGCCTCTAAACGCACCGTGAGCGCTTGAGCTTGGCCAATCGCCTTGATGTGGTCCCGTGTGAGATTCCACACCTTTATCCGAGCCTTGTTAGGCTCCGACGACTTCAAAGACTTTTCCACGTCGAACTCTATGTCCAGACCGTCGACCGTTAGCCCCGTGGCATTAGCATCGTTGAAGGGGAGCGCCAGCGGCCCCGAGGGCATGCCAATGGTAAGATTGACCTGCCGGGCGAAAAGCTTGGTCGTAGGATCAAGCATAGGGATTACGCCAAGGCTCGGCACCCGAGGCTATGACGTCCGCTTGCGCTATGTAGTATAAAGCGCACCTACCGCCACCGAAGTCTCCGACACGGGCCGGGGAGTCATCGCCTATGGCTAGGACTACCAGCTCTCCGGGAGGCGTGGAAACCTCTTGCAATAACAAGTAGTTAGACACTAGCTTCAACCCGTTGACGTAGTTCGTAGAGCCGTCCTGAGAATCTATGCTCAGGTAGTAGCACTGCTCCCGGGAGTTGTACCGGAATGTGAGCACGTAACTGACGCCGTCGAGGGCCGTAGTCTGCGTCCAGAAAAGAGCGGCGGAATCGGTCGGGATAGTGAGCGCCATTAGCGTATACCTAGAAATCTGTCTAACACGGATGTAGAAGTATTCGGCGTATTGTCGTCTTTCGCTTCTTGGCTGCCATTGCTCTGGGTTGTCGCCGCAGATGCTACGGTGGGTTGGGGGGCTGCGCCGACCGATGACGCTACCGTGCGGATTTGCACCATCTCGAGTCGAAATCGGGCAGCGCCCGACCCTAACTCAGGGTCGCGGATCATGACCACGCTCTTGAGCACCATGTTGTCGTACTCGGCCCGCGGGCAGCGCACGGTCAGGAGAAGCGCGTTGTTACGGAGATTCGTCAAAGTGAAGTTCGCCAGCCTTATGTAGTCGTGATCGTCAGGGTAGGAAGCCACGATCGCATTCAGCGTCGTGGGGAAGGCGGGCTTCAGTCCAATCACCGTGGCCAGAGCGTCGATAGCTCCCGATATCGAATAGAACGTGTTTGGTTGTGGGATGGTAAGCGTAACCGGCCCTATGACCATGTCCGGATCGTTCGCCTTGGGGAGCGGCGTGTTGGAGACGATGACCTCGAGTGCGAGCTCATCCGGTTCGGGGCGCACGTGGTCCGTCACGGCCACGCCCGTCTCTACCGTATGCGTCGTGACGGTGGCCACGCGCGTATGTGTCTCGGACATGACCGCGTCGAATATGAGAAAGTTCTGCGCCGACGGGTCTCCCCATTGAATATAGGCGGGCAGGACCGAGTAATCATGCCCCGGGGCCGAGGACACAACGTTCATTTGATCGGCCGTCGGAACACCTTGTGTCCCCGCGCCCAGACCGATAGCGTCTAATAAGCTCATGGGTATTGCGCCAAGGGATCAGGTTGAGCGGTCGTCGTAGTCGCAAACACGGCTCTATCGCGATCGGCTAAAGCCTTCGCGACGGCTTTCTGCACAACATCAGCTATTTCCCTAGGTGTGGCATTCGTGCTCGCTGTATGCACGTGTATGTTATTGGTGGTATTGCTATGCACCGTGTTGGACACCTTACTCGGCGCGGGCACTTCCGCAGGCACCTTACTCGGCGCGGGCACTTCCGCAGGCACTACAGCGCTGCTAGAATGAGGCTTGGGTGCGGGGTTCCTCGCGTCCATGTCCAACGGGACCCCTGTCTTACGGGCTTCGTCTACTTGCTCGGCGTCCCGGCGCGCCCGAAGCTGCCGCATATACCCTTTGGGCGCATCGGGTATCTCTCCGGCTACGTTGTAGACTTTTTGGTATGCCTCGACGCGCTTCAACCAATCCCCGCCAATAGCCCCGATATCCTGAACGCCTTTTATATCCTTCTCAGCCTGGCTCACCTTGCTCTCGGCTTCGTCGCGCATTGCGCCCTTCGGCAGGACTTTACTGAGGCCCCAAGCCACGGCGTTCTTCATACTCAGAGCATCAGCGGCCCTCAGAAGAGCCAACATCTGCCTAATGCCCGTAATGATGGTATCAATCGTAAGGGCTAAGCCGGTCAAAGCCTTTACGGAGACTCGTATTATGGCCGGTAAAGCATCGGCGAAGGCGAACTCCGCGTCTTCTAACAGCGTACCTAGCTGCGCATCGGGGCCTAGAATAGCCTTGACGAGCCCATCCAAAGCGCCCTTGAAGTCTGCGACCCATTGCTTGGCTGCCCCGAAGCCTTTGGTATCGTCGAGCAATTGCCCGAGAGACGTGTCTGCTCCGCTCAGCGTAGAGTAGAGCTGATCAAAGGCTAGGTACAAGGTCCCTATGACCGCGGCCAGCGTCACCACTACGCCGGACATGGCCATGGTGCCCAAGATTTTCTTGGTGGCTTCCCCTGCCAACAGAGCCTTGGTAGTGTAGAGCACCATGGCCGCGACGGGGAGCGCCACGGCTAGAAAACGGAGGGCCGTGGCCACGCCGTACGTGTTCTGGGCCAAGTCGACCAGAACCTTTATGTTCTGATTGGACTTGTCCAGCCACTTGTTGACGATAGGGAGGACCTCGGCCGAAATGGTCGAGTAGATGGCTTTCCAACCCAACTGTTGGAGCATCAACTTGCCCTTGATCTCGTCGGATAGCCGTATGACCTTCGCTGACGGGCCGCCCGTGAATGCCGCGTATAGGGCGAACTGCTTC